AAGATGGATTCGAGACGTTCGGTCCATACTGATTGATTATACTTCTGATTTCCAGAAATACGATCACCAGTAGATCCTGGACCGTGCTTAGGAACAACTCTCCCATAATAGACATCTCTGTCCATTTTGGTAAAGAGTCGACCAAAAAGCAAGTTTGACATTTCGGAAAACTCTTTGAGATCTCTCTCGTTGAGCTCCGAGTCAAACTTACGGACGTCCTGCTCACACTCGAGGAAATTCTGTATCGCGGAGCGATTCCTTGCTGGGGAGCAAGGTAACTCCATCTTGCCGAACGACATCGTTAGATATCGTAAGGCTTGAATTGAGTCGATACAAGGCTCTTCGAGTAACAAGCCACTACTCCGGTCGAACACACGGGAGAAGAAACCTCCGAGAAATCGGGGGAAACTTCCTCCTCTTTCACAAGTGAAAGAGGAGTGGATACCCACCTGCCCTTCGTCAAGCCATTTTTGGATGGCCTTTCCAAGGGAAGGTAGAGTTATCGTTAAAAACGATAACCCCTCATGTTCGATCCGACTCGTGACGGTTTTAATATCACGAGTGGCGCTAGTGCAGCATAGATCAGCGGATTCCTCCGCTAATCGGGACCAGAGTGACATCAGGCTTTTCATCAGCCCTCCTATATTAGGGGGATACTGAATCCATAGCCTATGGAACTCACGGACCTAGTTTGGGTAAAACCATAAAGGTTTTACTTGCGTAAGATTCTCCCTCCACTCCGTTACGATTTTATCGCTAACGTGAAGGGATAGGAGTTGCATGAGCTCTGCAGTAGATAGACCTGGAAAAATGGATTTTATCCACTCTTCAGCATCTATTACGGAGACATCCGAACCTAAATAGGCAAAAATCAGCATGCGACAAAAGTCGCGCACCGACATGCCGTTGGGCTCGGGTCTCTTCTTGGAACTCATACAGCTCTTGCTCCTTCCAAATGGAGGAAGAAAATTACAGAACTAGGTATCACCGAGTGAATATCTCTTTCGAGATAAACGCCATCTGTGAAACCAGATGAATCCCAATGGGATCCCTCTAGAATAACAGATCAATGACCCTTCTGGACGCGGCGAAAGTAACACATATAAAGACCAGCGTCTTATAGCTGATTCTAATATGAACGTTAATCTCACTGTCGTCTTTCGGGTCAAAATGGCTACCAGAAGGCACAATAACGGAATCAATAACATCGCGTATAGTAGACTTACGTCTACTTTTAGCAATGAATGGTTCCGGTACGTCCTTCTGATCCCCGCTACGACTCCCCACCAAGAAGCTTGGTGATGAGCGCATCCGAAGTGGCTGTGAACTGGGTTTTGAAGCCCGTGTAAACAGCCAGAGCCTCAGCCGTTGTATAGCCAGCGGGCGGAAGGTCAAACACGACATAACATGCCATGTTAACCTTCACGTTTTCCGCAGCCTTAAACGGATCTGAGGTCAAC